ATATGTTTAAAAAGGTAGGGCAAAAAGATGCAGATTCAGACGTTCGTCCTTTAGTTATTAAGTATGTAAAAGGTAAAGATCCACAAGTAGCAGAAAAAATTGAGCAAGGTGAAGTACCTGCTGAGCCAACAGCAGAACCAGAAGCGCCAACAGCAGAACCAGAAGCGGTTCCAGCAGAAAGCGAAACACCACAAGAAAAAAATAATAAAATGAGTGACTACGATGCTAAAAAGAAGGCATTACAAGACATTCAATCTGATCCTAATACAAACAAGGATCCAGAACTTAAAAAAGAATTGATGCGTAGAAAGGCAGAATTAGAAAAGACAAAAGAAGATAAGTCATTATCTTCCAAAGGCGAAAAACTAGAAGAATTAGTAAAATCATATTACGACTACACAACTAACGCTTTTCCAAAAGGTGAAACAGCAGTATTAGTTGCGTGTGAAAAAGAATTTGGTGATAAGAGTGTACCATTTGCAGAAAAGATGATAGGTCGTTTACTTGCTGGCAAGGATAACGAAATGGAGCGTGTCAAGAAATTGGCAGGCCTGTAATCACTTTTCGATAAAAAACCACTTGACTTTACTAAATATTTCTAGTAGTATATATAATATGTGCTACTAGATACGAAGGCACTTAACAGCGAAGGCTTAAATTTATAGGAGGCTTATTATGGCAACATTAGCAGAAATTCGTGCAAAACTAAAAGAGCAAGAAGCAAATACTGGCGGCAATCGTTCGTCAGGCGGTGGCGACAACGCAATTTACCCATTTTGGAACTTGAAGGAAGGCGAAACGGCAACGTTACGTTTCTTACCTGACGGTGACGAAAATAACACTTTCTTCTGGCAAGAACGTTTGATGATCAAACTTCCATTTGCTGGAATTAAAGGCGAGACAGACTCTCGTCCAGTTCAAGTACAAGTACCATGTATGGAAATGTATGGCGAAACTTGTCCAGTACTTTCAGAAGTACGTCCTTGGTTTAAAGATCCAAAACTTGAAGACTTAGGTCGTAAGTATTGGAAGAAGCGTTCATACGTATTCCAAGGTTTTGTAACTGACAACCCACTTACCGAAGATACTACTCCGGATAATCCAATTCGTAGATTTATCATTGGCCCACAGATTTTCCAAATCATTAAGGGTGCATTGATGGATCCAGATATGAACGAGTTGCCTACAGATTATACTGCGGGTGTTGACTTTAGAATTACAAAAACTTCTAAAGGCGGTTATGCAGACTACTCAACATCAACTTGGGCTCGTAGAGAGCGTCCATTGTCTGAAGATGAGTACAAGGCTATTGAAGATCATGGGTTATTTAATCTTTCAGATTACTTACCTAAGAAACCTTCAGAAGTTGAAGTCGAAGTTATCAAGAAGATGTTTGAAGCATCTGTTGATGGCGAAGCATACGACATGGATGCGTTTGGACAGTATTTCCGTCCAGCAGGCGTAGCGGCACGTACAGGTGATCCTGTAAAAGCAACTACACCAGCACCAGCAACACCAGTCACAGAAACTGTAACTGAAACTGCACCAGCGGCAGAACCAGTAGCAGAAACTGCGGCGGCACCAGCAGGTGATAACAAGGCGGAAGACATTCTAGCAATGATCCGTTCTAGACAACAGTAATTTATATAGGGGTTGTCTAAGGGCAACCCCATTATAAAAGATTAAGGAGAAGTAATGGCTAACAAAGCATTTGACGTTTCCAAGTTTCGTAAAAACTTGACTAAGTCTATTACAGGCATGAGTGCGGGATTCAACGATCCAACTGATTGGATTAGTACAGGTAATTATGCACTCAATTATCTTGTAAGTGGTGACTTCCATAAAGGTGTTCCACTTGGTAAGGTAACTGTATTTGCAGGCGAGTCAGGAGCAGGTAAATCATATATTTGTGCAGGTAACATTGTTAAAGCCGCACAAGAACAAGGCATCTTTGTAGTTCTAATTGACTCAGAGAACGCACTTGATGAAGCATGGTTACACGCACTTGATGTAGACACTTCAGAAGATAAACTACTAAAACTTAATATGTCAATGATTGATGATGTTGCAAAAACAGTATCAACATTTATGGCAGATTACAAAGCAATGGACGAAGAAGAACGTCCTAAAGTATTATTTGTTATTGACTCATTGGGTATGTTATTAACACCCACAGACGTTGATCAGTTTAGTAAGGGTGATATGAAAGGTGACATGGGTAGAAAACCTAAGGCACTTACAGCACTTGTACGTAACTGTGTTAATATGTTTGGTTCACACAACGTGGGCCTAGTAGCAACTAATCATACTTACGCATCTCAAGATATGTTTGATCCAGATGATAAGATTTCAGGTGGTCAAGGATTTATCTATGCATCTTCAATTGTTGTAGCAATGAAAAAACTAAAACTAAAAGAAGATGAAGATGGTAACAAAGTAACTGATGTACGTGGTATTCGTGCAGGTTGTAAGGTAATGAAAACAAGATATGCAAAACCGTTTGAAGGTGTGCAAGTTAAGATTCCTTATGAAACTGGTATGAATCCATACAGCGGTCTTGTTGATCTTTTTGAGAAAAAAGGTATGCTATCGAAAGACGGAAATCGTTTGAAGTATGTAACTAAGAGCGGTGAAGAAATCAAAGAGTATCGTAAGGCATGGGAAGCAGGTGGTCCATTATTAGATCAAATAATGAACGAGTTTTCAGATGAAGACGCACCTGTAGACACTACAGTCGAAACTGAAACCGAAGAAACTGTAACTGAATAAAATAGTATGACGATTATAAATACCGTAGATAATTTATAGGAGACAAATTCTATGGAATCAGGTTCACAAGTAGTAGACATTTGGCAAACGTTTAAAGAATATGTAGACAAGAAGCATATTGAAACTATTGCTGAAAAATACGTAGACGTCTGTGCCGATTATGGTACGTCAGACGAATCTTTTAGAGATGCTTTAGGCACTTGTAATCATTTAGACAAGGCTATTGGGTATTACCTAGAAGAGGACATTGACGAAGATGTCTACGATGATGAGGATTACGATTAATGGGATGGTATTCAAAAATTGCTAAGGATATTTCACAAATTCCTAATGCTATTGATTATTACGAAACCGAACTACTCGAAGCCAAAAAAGAGTGCCGTGTATACGGGAATATCGAAAAGGCTTCTGCAGAAATGCCAGGGTTAGTTGAACAGCGTTTTAATCAATTACAGGAATTAGAGGCAATTTTAGAATACCTGAACATTGAGTTGAGACGTCTGCGTAGCAGTTTCTTTAAAAAATATTTAGAGAATTATCAACGTGCTTTGAGTAGCAGAGATGTAGAAAAGTATGTTGACGGCGAAGCAGACGTAGTAGACATGGAAAAAATCATCAACGAATTCGCATTAATGCGAAACAAATGGTTGGGTATAACAAAAGGACTCGACCAAAAACAATGGCAGATTACTAACATTGTTAAACTGCGTGTAGCAGGTATGGAAGACGCAAGTCTTTAATTTTTAACTACAGGAAATATTATGTATCAACATCCAGGCGCTAGACAAGCGATTCAAAAATGGGATTCACTACCCCATGTCACTTTTATTAATAGAATCGGTGACGAAGTTGCAGATGACGGAGGATGTGCCATCGGCGGTGAGTTTGTACAAGTAGATTCAAAAGATCTTTTTGCAAACAAAAAAGTTGTTATCTTTGGATTACCAGGAGCATTTACTCCAACGTGTTCAAGTGAACAACTTCCTAAGTACGAAGAAATGTACGAAAAGTTTAAAGATGCAGGTGTAGATGAGATTTATTGTGTATCCGTTAACGACGGATTCGTAATGAATGCTTGGGCCAAACAACTTGGTGTAGAGAAAGTTAAATTACTATCAGACGGTAATGCAGACTTTACACACGGTATTGGTATGCTTGTTAACAAAAGACATTTAGGATTTGCTAATAGAAGTTGGCGTTATTCTTTATTTGTTGACAATGGCATTGTCCAAGAAGCATTTGTAGAACCAGGCTTTAACAACGAAGGAACTGACATGGATCCTTACGAAGTTTCAGACCCTGAAACAATGCTCCAATATATTGAGGCTGAAAATCGATAACTGTTAAATAATACTATGAAGAGCGTAGTATTAGTAACTGGTGGATTTGATCCATTACATTCAGGACATATTGATTATTTTAAGGCCGCAAAAGAACTTGGCGACAAGTTAATTGTCGGACTAAACAGTGACGAATGGCTTACCCGTAAAAAAGGTAGGCCATTCTTAACTTGGGAAGAACGTGCTTCTGTTATCGGTGAACTAGCGTGTGTTGATCGTGTAATTAATTTTAACGATGACGACGATAGTGCTACTGATGCAATTCGAAAAACACGTAGTCTTTATCCAAACATAGAAATTATTTTTGCCAACGGCGGAGATAGACAAGCCGATAACATTCCAGAACTATTTGACGACAACACAGGCGAACTAACATTTGCATATGGTGTTGGTGGCGATAATAAAAAGAATAGTTCAAGTTGGATATTAGACAACTGGAAAACACAAAAGACCGAGCGTGATTGGGGATACTGGCGTGTGCTTGATCAAGCAAAAGGTTACAAAGTTAAAGAACTGGTAATTAATCCTAAGTCAAGATTAAGTATGCAACGACACAAAAGTCGTTCAGAGTTTTGGTATATTTTAAAAGGCAACTGTACTATTGGAACTATAAACGGTAGCACAGACTTTGAAATTATGTCAGAACTAGGTCCACATCAAAGAGCCATTATTCATGAAATGCAATGGCATCAAGGCATTAATGACACAGACGAGCCTTGTCATATACTAGAAGTACAGATAGGTGATTACTGCGAAGAAGATGATATCGAAAGGCAGTAATGGACTATTATCCTACCACAAGTGAATTACCAATACTAGAAACGGTTAGTCCTCTTACAATGACTAGCGGAAGACGTATTGTTCACACTTTACGTACTATTCGAGAACTTGACAAACAAAACATCGAAGGCGACTTTGTTGAGTGCGGTGTTTGGAAGGGAGGCCAAGTTATTGCGGCATATCTTGCAAACCAAAAAAGCAAAAGAATGTTTTGGTTGTATGATACATTTGAAGGTATGACAATACCAACAAAAGATGATTATAAAATTGATAGTAAGGGCAAGGCATCATACGCAATGAAAAGTGCTAAAGCAAAAAAAGGTTTTAATCAATGGTGCAGAGCAGAAATTGAAGAAGTTATAGATAATGTGAGAAAGCATATTCCTATGGACCAATGTAGGTTTGTTAAAGGAGATGTTTGCCAAACATTAAAACTTGGTGGTAATTTGCCTAGTAAAATAGCATTTCTTAGACTAGATACTGACTGGTATAAAAGCACTAAAATAGAATTGGAAAAACTTTGGCCGCGTGTTGTACCCGGAGGAATAATGGTTTTGGACGATTACCACAATTGGGGTGGTAGTAAAAAAGCCTTTCATGAGGTGTTTGGTGACTCACTAGAGATACATACTATTGACACAACAGCAATATGGGTGAAGAAAGATAAATGAGTAACAAAGTATTCGTAGGATATGACACTAGAGAAGATATTGCTTACCAAGTTTGTGAGCATAGTATAAAGAGGTTCAACAAAGACACAGATGTTATACCTCTAATCCAGGACGACCTGCGTCAACAAAAAGTGTACTGGAGAGAAGTTGATAAGTTAGCATCTACCGAATTTACATTTACAAGATTTTTAATTCCACATTTAACAAATTATAAAGGCTGGGCATTATTCATTGACAGCGACATTGTATTTTTAGAAGATGTCGACAACTTGTTTGCATTAGCAGATGACAAGTATGCTGTTATGTGTGTACAACACGATTACACACCTAAGCCAGGAATTAAAATGGACGGACAAGTACAAACAGTATACCCACGTAAGAATTGGTCAAGTGTTGTACTTTGGAATTGTGGACACCCATCAAATGAAAAAGTTACTGTTGATAGTGTTAACAATCCAAACAATGACGGTGCATACTTTCATCGTTTCAGTTGGCTCAAAGATGAAGAAATCGGTTCACTACCAGTTGATTGGAATTGGTTAGTAGGTTGGTATAAAGAAGGTGACGGTACTCCAAGAGCATTACATTATACTGAAGGCGGACCTTGGTTTAAGAATTATAGAAACTGTGAATTTAATGCGGAATGGAAACAATGTTTAAGTGATATGATGGAGCAATAGTATATGAGCGACTACTCCGGAGAATGGGATCCAAGAGTGCTAAAACCACATTTAAAAGCAACGATTGACAAAATACTTTATAGTGTTGCCACAGGACAACAAGTCCATGCCGTGGAAGCAGTAGCAGAAGTATTTGAAGAAGTTAAGAATCCAGAATTAATTTGTATTGACAGCGGAATTAAAAAAGTTGAAAAGAAAGTAAAAGGATCTTTTGGACTTGTTGATTCTTTTATTATGGGCATGGCTTTAGGTTCTAATGGAAAATATATTCGTGCTGATGATGTAGATCAATATTGGGACAGTCCTGCACCTTTCCTTGTTAGGGGGTTAGGAAAACAGAAACTTATTAAAGAATGTATTGCAAGAGGTAAAGATTTTTACTTTATGGATACAGGATACGTAGGAAATAATCCTAGCCAAGTTAATCCAAACGGTAAAAAGATTTATCATAGAATTGTAAAAAATGCATTACAAAATCTTCATATGCCAGATAGAGACGGACCTAATGCTAGTGAAGATTATGGTAGCGGACGTTGGAATAGTCTAGCAATTCAAATTAAAGATTGGGTTCCAGGTAGCAAAGTTTTAGTTGTACCACCTAGTGAAAAAGTAATGAAATACTTTGATCAAAATCTAGATGAATGGTTAGAAAATACTGTTAAAGAATTAAAGAAGCATACTAAACGTCCTATCTTTGTACGTAAAAAGCCTAGTAGAGAAGATAGAGTTTCAGTTAATACAATGGAACAAGCACTAGCAGATGATGTACATTGTCTAGTAACATATAACAGTATTGCCGCAGTAGAAGCAATGTTATACGGTAAACCTGCTATTGTAGTAGGTCCTAATTGTGCTCAAGATCTTGCTGAAACTAAACTTTCAAGAGTTGAGTTTGCAGAACATCCAGGCAGAAAAGCAGTAACATACTTGTGTAGATATCTAGCAAACAATCAATTTACATACGAAGAAATGTTAAGCGGTTATGCATGGAGTAAATTAAAATGAGAGTAGTAGCGTATGCAAAAGTTATTCCGCCAGGTAAATCACTAAAACCTAACAAGCCTAATCACAAACACGACATTTTAAAAAACTTTATTGAAGGTGTTAGAATGTGCGGAGACAGCGGTTTGTTATACGAAGGGTTTGATATGCTAACATCTGACGTTGCTGTTATGCAAGGATTTATGCATGATAAAAGCGAACACGTGCCTCATATTAACCTACGTAGACAAATAGCATCAAACACACATAATAAAATGTTTGTTACTGCTGACGCTAATCTATTCTTATACAAAGCAAGAAAAAACGAGCCGCATCATTATTTGCGTTATAGTTTTAATGGCGTTTTTCAAAACACAGGATTATACTGTAATGACAACCCAGGTGACGAACAATGGCAAAAGATACAAAGAGATTTAGGTGTAAAATTAAAGCCTTGGTCTATTAATGAAAGAGAACACGTTCTGCTGTGTCTACAGCGAAATGGTGGTTGGTCGATGAAAGGTAAAGATGTTGTTAATTGGGCAAACGAAAAGATTGCCCACATTAGACAATTTACAGAAAGACCAATTATTGTTAGACCGCATCCAGGTGATAAAAAGGCTCCAGAGTATTGTAAAAAGATACAAGGTCGTAATGTAAAGATTAGTTTCGAACCGTTAATTGAACACGACCTACAAAAGAGTTTTGTAACTGTTGGCTATAATAGTTCACCACTAGTTGCAAGTGTTATTGAAGGTATTCCAATTATTTGTGAAGATCCAGAAGCAAGTCAAGCAGGTGAAGTAGCACACAAAACTATGCAAGAGATTAATGATTTAAGACCTTGCGATAGAGAAAAGTGGATTAGAAAGATTGCACAATGTCATTGGAGTTTTAAAGATCTACGAGAAGGTGTTTGTTGGCAACATATGAGGAAGTGGGTAAAATGAATTTAACAGTTATTACAACGTTCCATCAAAAAGGACTAGATGAATATGCTCAACGTTTTATTGACAGTTGGATTAAAAATGTAGATCCACGTATTCATTTAAGAATTTATGCAGAAGATTGCATTCCGGTTATTCCACACAATGCACAAAACATTGAAGTTAGACAAGCCAAAGATGCATTACCAATGCTAAATGCATTTAAGGAACGCTGGAAAGATGTTCCTAAAGCAAATGGCAAATGTCCTTGGCCAGCACGTAGACCGCGTGATCATCACAAAGAATTTAAATGGGATGCCGTGAGGTTTGCTAACAAAACTTATGCTGTATTTGACGCGGCTAGAGACCCTAACATTGATGTTTTAGTATGGATGGATGCTGACTCTTATGTACACAGTCCTATTACATACGGTCAATTAAGAGCCATGTTGCCAATGAGCCAATGGTTACATTACCTAGGTAGAAATAAGAAATGGCCGGAGTGTGGCTTCTATGGATTGACATTACGCACACCAGGTGCAACAGCATTTTTAAAAGAATTTGAACGTGTGTATGAAGAAGCCGAGGACGGAATTTTTAAAATGGAAGAATGGCACGATAGTTATGTGTTTGATCAAGTACTTAAAAAGATTAGAGTCGAGCATCCGAACATAAAAGACTTTAGTGGACATTTAGTAAATGGAGAAGGTCATCCGCTAATTAATTGCGAACTAGGACAATACTTTGATCACCTTAAAGGTGTACGAAAGCAAGAAGGTCGTAGTCGTAAAAGAGACTTGTTAGCACCTCGGAATGAACCATATTGGAATGAAGTTTAGTTTATTTACGGATTATGGGAGCCTCAATAGTAAACCTGTTTTTGATGCCTTTGCTAATGGTGCTCGTCTTCTCGGTCATGATATTGTCTTCAATGATTATGATTGTGATGTTCCTGTTATTTGGTCTGTTCTTTGGAACGGTCGAATGTCTAAGAACAGGACCGTATGGCAGTTTTTTAGACAACAGGGCAGACCGGTTGTGGTCCTCGAAGTCGGAGGACTAAAGCGTAATTCAACATGGAAGGTAGGTATAAATGGAATCAATAGAGATGCTTATTTTGGCAGTAGCGGCAATAGCAGTAGCAGGTTTGAGGGACTTGGATTAGAACTTAAACCTTGGAAAACAGATAATACCGGCGACATCTTATTTTGTACTCAACACGATAAGAGTCAACAACTTGCTAACATATCACAATCTAATTTAATTTTAAAAACAATCGAACATATACGCAAACAAACATCTAAGCGTATTATTTTACGTCCACACCCGCGATGTCCTTTACCTGCAATAGAATATGAATTTGAAAATGTTGTTAGACAAGAACCAAGACAAATAATTAACACATATGACGATTACGACTTTGATTTAACTAACGTATATTTGGTTTATAGTTTTAGTAGCAACCCAGGATTACAATCTGCTATGCAAGGTGTTCCAGTTTGTGTTAGTGAACACAGTCTAGCATACGATGTTAGTAACGATTGGTTTGGTGATATCAATAATTTAAAATATCCTGATAGGCAACAATGGGCAAATGATCTAGCATATACTGAGTGGACAATTGAAGAAATAAGTACAGGAAATCCACTTAAACGCTTGACTTCTAGTCTATAATATCATATAATAACTATTATGAAAAGAACGTTTCCACAAATTGAATCTATTGATGCCATCACTTGCGAGGACTGCTTAGAACTTGTTGCAGGCATTAGCCAATTAAAGTATACTGGAATTCCAGAGTTCCAAGACTTGCATAGTTTTAAATTGCACCCCGATAATCATAGACTTATGTTTAGCATTGCAAAGCAAGTTTTCAGAGGAGTGGCATTAACAAGCAAACAACATAAACTTGTTAAACACTTGTTGTTAGAATACTATCAAGACCAATTTGATATCCACGAGATTGATCTTCGTAATCATATTGATCAGTTACGTAGTCCGTACAGACAAATTGATTCTAGTCACTGGATTAAAATTCAAACTAGCAAACATCCTAAAAAAAGAGAAGAAGAGGAGATGCTTGTTATTAGATTTCCTTTTAATAAAAAAGTTATTGATAGACTTACTGAACTAAAAAATTCAAGTGATAAAGATTACTTCTATAACGAACACAAACATTACTTTCCTATTACAGAAAAGTATGTATACAAACTTGTAACAATAGCAAACAAGTTTGCTGAGAAGTTTGATATCGACGATGCAGTTATGGAAATTTATAATAAATTATTAGAATTTGAAAATAACAAACAAGATTATATTCCAGGCATTTATAATAACGAAGTTAAAAATTTGCCACAGAAAGCAGTTGATAATATTTTAGAAGATATCGGTTCTCCGTCAGACGAAACACTTTATAAGTTTTATGATAGACGTAGAATGTATGGTCTTGAACATTTTGATCAAGGTATTGTTAGTGATAACTTTAGATATCTAAACGACCTAACAAAGAAACTTATTGACAGAGCAGGCAGAAATGTTTGTGTAAATTCAACAAAATGGACATTAGATGCCCTAGTTGAAAGTTTAACAGAACTAGATCGTTTTCCATTATTAGTGTTGCTAGACGACCACACCGCATTGGATAATTTAATTAATTTGCATAGCAGACTTACACATATTATTCCTGCAAAAGAAATGAGTGTAATGTTTAGATTAGATAATGATAAAAATGGTGTGAATGAATTTAACCAATTTGTGAAGGATAAGGGATTAAATAATTATGTTGACAAAAACACTAAAGTAGTGTATGCTAGTAGTAATAAAATATCCAAGCCATTAATTAGAAGCGACTGGGATCCAATTTGTGTATTTCATTACACTAGAGAATCTATTCGTGGTAATATTGATAGTTGGTTACAAGGAAAAGATTTATATTTGCAATATGATGCAGACACACTTAATAAGCATGGAAGAATAAGCGAGACAGTAGACTTAATATGATTAGTTGTAGAATAGTTATTCAAGATGAAGTAAATGTAAAGGTAGAAAACTTACCTGTAGAATACAGACGTAAGATTGCTAACAAGTTAAAGTTTCAAGTACCTTACGCTCGTTATCTTCCACAATACAAACTAGGGAGATGGGATGGAACTGTTAACTTTTTTGGAATTGGTGGTACTGGCTACGTTAACCACCTTGATGTTATTATAAACACACTTGTTGATGCAGGTGTTGAAATTGCTGAAGTTGTTGATCGTAGAGAAAAACACGATTTAACATTTCCAGAAATAAATGAACGCTATTGGGCAGACCAAGGCGTATGCTGGCCAGAAGGTCATCCAGCAGAAGGCGAAGAAATTGTTTTACGTGATTATCAAGTAGAAGCAATTAATAACTTTTTAAAGAATCCGCAAAGCCTACAAGAAATTGCAACTGGCGCAGGTAAAACTATTACCACTGCTACACTTTCACATCTGTGTGAACCATTTGGGCGTAGTCTAGTTATTGTTCCAAATAAGTCTTTGGTTGTACAAACAGAAGAAGATTATATTAACTGCGGTTTAGATGTAGGTGTGTATTTTGGCGATAGAAAAGAGTTAGGTAAAACTCATACAATCTGTACGTGGCAATCCTTAAACATACTAGACAAAAGAAATAAAAACGGTGAAGATATTCTTTCACTAGCAGAATTTTTAGATGGTGTAAGCACAATTATTGTTGACGAAGTACACCAAGCAAAAGCAGATGTGCTTAAAAAATTACTAACACAAAATTTGAAAAATGCTCCGATACGTTGGGGACTAACAGGTACTATACCTAAAGAACAATTTGAATTCCAAAGCATCCTAGCAAGTTTAGGTCCTGTTATTGGAAGCATTACAGCAAAAGAATTACAAGACAAAGGTGTGCTATCTAACTGTCATGTTAATGTTTTACAGATGTTAGATACACAAGAATTTAGTGATTATCAGTCAGAACTAAAATACCTTGTAACAAACAAGCATAGGCTCGAATACATAGGCAAATTATTAAACAAGATCAAAGACTCCGGTAATACACTAATTCTAGTTGATAGGATTAGTGCCGGAGAACAGATTCTGGAACATATTCCAGACGCTGTGTTTATTAAAGGTGATGTTAAAATAAAAGATAGAAAGGATGCGTATGACGAAGTCCGTGATGCAACAAATAAAGTTATTGTTGCAACGTATGGAGTGGCCGCAGTCGGAATTAATATACCACGTATTTTTAACTTGGTTCTTATTGAACCTGGCAAATCTTTTGTTCGGGTCATTCAGTCTATAGGACGTGGAATTCGAAAAGCAGAAGATAAAGACTTTGTACAAATTTGGGATGTCACGTCAACTTGCAAATATGCAAAAAGACATTTGACTTCAAGAAAGAAATTTTATAAAGAGGCTGAGTATCCATTTACTATTGAAAAGGTGGATTGGACATGAAGTCGTTTACAGTAGAAATTAAAGTTGGAGATGAAATCCAAGTAGGCAAATTTAGAAATGTAACAACAAAAATTAAAGGCATAGAAATCGATCAATACGGACAACCAACAGTTATAACAAGCAAAGGAAAGCGTAACTTGTTTAACTGTCGTATAGCAAAATTAGATCCAGGTAACTTAACACCCAAAGAGATCTTAAAAAATAAAGGAAAGAAATGAGAATATTAACATTAGAAAATCAATGCTACGAACTTGAGCATCTTCCAGAAGAACTAACAGATGATATTAGATTTGCAGTATTAGATAATAGTAATCCTAAAGAGCCGGATTTCTTTTACATACCTTTAATCTTTTTAGAAAGTTTTAATAGTCCAGCAATGGTTATGGAAATTAACGGTAAAGAAATTACAATGCCTATTGATTGGAATCTAGCAGTAGGTGACAGTGAAGGATCAGGCGACATTGAAGTATTACCACTAACAAGTTTAAATGACAGAGGCTTTGAAGCATTTTTATTCAACCCATTAACAAGTTATACTATGAACTGGGGCGAAGTAAAAATTACAAACTTTTACAATGATGTGAAATGGTATTTTCCTAAAATGAAAAATGGACAACTACTAGGTGTTCCGTTAACAGAAGGTAAAGATCCTGTGTGTGCATGGTTTGTAAAAGATATTAGTAGACAAAGTGAAACAATTGATTATGGACTTCTTATTTAAGAAAAAGAAAATTGTATTAGACGTTTTTACTAACCAACAGTATTGTTACGATCAATTTCAACCAATGTTGGCTAAAAAGTTTATTCCTGACTGGTGGAAGTCATTACCAGCAAGTAGAACAGACGGAGGTCTTTTTACAGCACAGGATAATTCAATACCTGTTAGTAGTATGAAGCAATGTCCTGCTATTAATGAAATACTAAAACAAGGTGTTATCTTTCCAAGTTGGTGTGAACTACATTTTAAAGTAGACAACTTTGGAAGAATCGAACAACGTGTGTTTCCAGAACACACAGCATTATTACCGCATGATGAGCAAGATTGGAATTTTCATAAACCAGATATGGCTCATGTTAAAATTGGATCACCTTGGTTAATAAAAGAATCAACTGGTGTCAAATGGATGTGGATTAAACCAGACTGGCATACAACCAATCCGTTAGCATATTGGGGAGTACCTGGTATTGTTGAATACAAATATCAACACGCTGTATTGAATAATATTATGTTACCTTTTGGACAAGAACTTAAAATTAATCCGGGCGATCCGTGGTTACAACTAATTCCAATGTCCGAAAATCCAATAGAGGTTCGTTGCCACATAGTAAGTGGTGAAGAAATGAGTCGCTTAAATACAACAAATATTTCTGCTGTTGGCAGTTATATGAAATCGGTTAAAAATATTAAAAAGCAGGAAGAAAGATTAAAATCATGAAAACTATAAGCGAGGAATACGCAAGGCAGTTATCACAACTGCACGACGAGAAAGCATCTTTTGGTGATGCTAAAGGATTAAAAACTATTGAGAAATGGCTTAAAGAATATAAGCCACAGTCTGTTATTGATTACGGTTGCGGTAAAGGTGGCGTTGTATTAGCACTAAAAGAAAACTACAATAAGATTAATACAATTGGTTATGATCCTGGTATGCCTGGCTTTGATAATAAACCTGACGGAACATTTGATATGCTAATCAGTACAGATGTATTAGAACATATTGAACCTGTTTTCCTAGATGCAGTACTAAAAGAAATTCATGGTTACTTTGATAAATGTGCTTTCTTAATTATTGCCACAAGTCCTGCTAAAAAGTTTTTACCCGATGGACGTAATGCACACTTGATTGTTGAAACACCAGGTTGGTGGAAAGACAGACTTGAAAAGAATATGCCTGGAATTAAAATTAGGCATCATGAATTTGTTGAAAAGTCAAGAACAGATAAGCAAGGCAGAGTACACCCTAACAACAAATACATTGTAGTACTGGAGAAGTAAATGTCATTTACAAACTTAGTAACAACAGCAATTGACACAGTACTAGATGAAATTAGAACTCGTCCTGAACCAACAGTTTGTGATCTTGGAAATCAAAGACTTAAAAACAACAAGTCACGTGCAACAATTTTTAACCGATTAAATATTAACGCAAGTCCTACTACTACAAAAGAATTTTATCTTGCTTGTGGTTTTAAAAAATATCTAGCAATTGATGTAAACGAAGA